GGTGTATTACTAAGAATAATTATGATAATAGGTAAGATAGCTACTGTTATAACTAAAATATTGATTCCTATTACAAACATTATAAAGGCTATTTCAAAGTTAGGGGATATTTTTTCTAAGATACCAGAGCCAGTAAAAAAGGCTGTGAAGATTATTGTTGGATTAATAATGCTTATATTAAATCCTATTCTTTTAGTTATAGGTCTTATAGATGATATAATGACTTATTTCAGAGGTGGAAAATCTGTAATAGGTAGTTTTATAGATAAGATAGTAAGTAAAAGTGAAAATGCTGGTAAAGTAATTAAATCTATACTTTCAGTTATTAAGGCCATTTTAACTGGAGGACTTTCATTAGTTCCTTGGGATAACTATTGGAAAAAAGCAAAGGAAACATTTGAGAAGATTAAAGATAAAGCTAAAGAAACATGGGATAAAGTGAAAGAATGGTCAAAGGGTAAGTTAGATAAAGCTAAAGATTTTATAGCAGGAACAAAGGAAAAAATAAATGGATTTAATAGCAATATAAGCAACAATTCAACTGCAAGTTATGTAACTACAAACAGAAGCACATCTAATAATACAACATCTAATAGTAATAACAACATAACTAATCATAATAATATAAATGTTTATGGAAGTAGTGATAGTAAATCAACAGCTAATGCGGTTTCTAATAATCTAACAGGAATAAGCACCAGAAACTTACAGGGGGTGTTTTAGATGTCTGAACAAATAATAAAAACTTACTTAGACACTAGTTTAGGTAAGTTTATTTTTGATGCTTATTTTAACATCAGTCATGAAAGTAATTTAACTATCACAGAACATCCGATTCAAAGTGGAGCTAATATATCAGATCATGCTTATATGGAAGCAAATAAATTAAGTTTTGAGATAGGTATGAGTGATGTAATGCAAGATATATCTGATACGACATTTAACAAATTTACTGAAGGAAACTCAAGATCAATTAATGCATATCAAGTACTACGAAAGCTTCAAGAGCAAAGAATACCTATTAAAGTCATAACTAGATTATGGACATATACCAATATGCTTATAGAAACAATAAGTGCAACAGATGATAATAAAACAGCTTATGGATTAAAGGCAAACGTTACATTAAAACAAATATTTGTTGTTAATGTAACTACTGTTAAGATTTCAGAAAGACCTCAAAAATCAGAAGAGACTAATGAAGGAGATCAAAAAGTTCAGAAAGCAGATGAAAGTTTATTATCTCGTTTATTTGGATAAGGAGTGATTTTATGTATATAGTACCATTAACCACAAGCCCAAATCAGACATTTACAAGTACTATTCCTATAGATGGTAATAAAATAAAATTTTATTTTTTCTTAAGGTATAATACAGAACAAAATTGTTGGGAAATGGATATATCAAATTCCAATAAAGAGCCACTAATAAATTCAATTCCTCTAGTATGTGGATCAAACCTTTTAGAACAATATAGCTATTTAAATATAGGTTCAGCTTATATTGTAAAAACAGATAATAACATAAGTGGAGATAAACCAAATGATAAGAACCTAGGAAGTACTTTTATTTTAGTATGGGGGGATACAAAGTGAGTATAGAGCAAACAGTATGGAATTTTCTAAAAGAGAAAGGATTGCCAGAAAGAAGTATCGCTGCAGTTATGGGGAATATATATGCAGAGAGTGGATTCAATGAAAATGCAATAGAAAAGGGGTCTGGTGTTGGATTTGGACTGTGTCAATGGAGTTATGAGAGGCGTAAACAGCTTGAAAGATATGGCACTACAATATCACATCAAATGAATTTTTTATGGGCTGAGTTATCAGGCAATATCGGAAATACTGGAGCCTCATTTCAATGGATAAATAAAAGTAAATATCTATCTCATAATGAGTTTATGTCTGGAAGTGGAAATATAGCTGATTTGACAGCAGCTATGTGTTTTTGTTGGGAAAGACCATTAGAATCAGCTGCACATTTAGATAGAAGACAAAAGAAAGCACAAGAGTATTTTGAACAATTTACAGGAAGTTCTGGGGATAGTGCAAATAGTGAATCAGATATGATAACTGTTGAAGCAACTAACTATGAGGTTATAAAAGGTAGCGAAAAAGAAAGGGATGCTCTATTTGGTAGAAGGTATAGAATAGCTGTATCTGATGAAAATAATAATGCCTACGATGTATCACAACTTAGGTGTGTATTTAATATAGTTAAGACTATTCAAATGGAACCTAATGTATCAATTATTGAAATATATAACTTAAATATTCAAACAGAAAATTCAATAATGATGAATGGGAAAAGGGTAACAGTAGAGGCTGGATATGAGGGAACTCAATTTGGTCTTATTTTTGATGGAGATATTATTCAGTGTATTAATAGTAGAGATGATGGAACTACAACAAAGCTTACAATTATAGCATTAGATAGTGATCGAGCCATTAATTTTGAAATTGCTAATTTTTCTATTATGAGAGGACAAACACAAAGAAGTATTGTAGATCATATGACAAATAAAGCTGAAAACCCTATTCAACTTGGAAGTATTTCAGATAAATTGCAAGGTCAGGCACTTCCTAGGGGAAAAGTCTTCTTTGGTAAAGCAAGTGATTATTTAAGGCAGATTGCAAAAGGACATGATATGCAGTTTTATATGGATGATGGAACATTAAATTTAATAAGTATGGATGATTTGCCAGAAGGAGAAATATTTGAATTAAATCCTAAAAGTGGACTTATAGGGACTCCAGAACAATCTGACTATGGAATATCAGGAAAGTGTTTACTGAATCCACAAATAAAGCTTAATTCACTTATTCATGTAGATAATAGCTTAGTTAGAGCAAAACAAATTGATATTAGTGGCTCAAATGTTTCGCCAGTAGGTGGAGTATCACAAGATAATGATTCAGGCATTAGAAATAAGATAATAGCAGAAGCAAAACAGATATGTGATGATCCTAATGTGCAATATTCACAAGAGTACAGAGGACAAACAGTAGGAGGAATTACCTATTGGGATTGTAGTTCTTTTGTTAAACATTGTTATGAGGTTGCTGGATTATCAATTGTAGATATAACAGGGCCACAATATAATCAAGTTGCTAAAGATGGTAAGTTTATATCTCAATCAGAAGCACAACCAGGAGATTTAGTATTTTGGGGTAAAGGCAATGATTGTCACCATATTGCTATATATGCAGGTAATGGATATTGTTATGCTGCAAGAGGAAGAGATGGAAAAGAGCCTAAAGATCAAGTTGCATATCATGCACTTTATGGAACACCAGAGTTTGGACGGCCTAAATGTCTTATAGATGCAGATAAAGGACAGATACCTAATTGTAGCAGTGTTAGTGATTCTGAAAGTGATGATTCACAAGGGCTATTTAGAAGTCTTGATAAAGATGGAATTTATAGAGTTATAAAAATAACTTATCAAGGAGATACAAGGGGAAGTGATTGGTATTTAGAATTTGAAACTATAGATCAATTAGGTGGTGTAGTCGCTTCAGTATCAAGTTAGGAGGATTTTTATTTGAGAAATATAGCCGAAATAAGTAATAGTGAAGATGAACAAAAAAGATGCATGGGTGATAGTTGGAAAAATAATTTGAGAGTTGCTTGTCCAGGAATAATACAAGGTTTTGATGAAAAAGAACAAACTGTAACTGTTCAATTAGCATTAAGAGAGGAAATTACAGATTATGATTATAATAAAAAGTGGATGGATATTCCGGTTTTATTAGATGTACCAATAGTAATTCCAAGAGCAGGAGGTTATTGCTTGACAATGCCAATAAAAAAAGGTGATGAATGCTTGGTAATATTTGCAGATATGTGTATAGATGGATGGTGGCAGCATAGTGGAATACAAAATCAAATTGATAAGAGAAGACATGATCTATCAGATGGTTTTGCAATCTTAGGTACATGGTCACAACCTAGAGTAATAAATGACTATTCAACATATTCATGCCAGTTAAGAAATGAAGAAGGCAACTCAGTTATAGAGTTGAAGAATAATGAAATTAATTTAATATCAAATAAAGTGAAAATTAATGGGATTGATATAACTCCAATAGAAGGTGATTAATTGAGATATAGAATTTTAGATTCAAATGATGATTATCAATTTGGAAAAGGTCAGCAGAATATGACTTATGGCACTTATGCAGTTGCACAAGCAATAAAAACAAGAATTAAATTGTTAAAAGGTGAATGGTGGGAGAATACAGAGGAAGGTCTTCCATTATTTCAAAAAATATTAGGGCAAAGTGGAACTAATGAAAATTTAGCTATAGCTGATAGTCTGATAAAAGAAAGAATAGTTGATACGCCAGATGTATTATCTATAACAAGATTTAATAGTAATTATGAGAATAGAAACTATAGTTTTAACTGTTCTGTAAGTACTAAATATGGTGAGATAGAAATTAGTTTGACTTTATAGGAAAGGAGTTGAT